AGGGTAAAGTGACCGTTTTTACAGAATTTGGTCAAAAACACCTACAAGGCCCGTGTACTTTTGTGTCTGAAATAGGTTTAAAACGTGCAGTTTACGCTGAAGAAGATACACTATGGACAACTGTCCATTTAACCGAGTTCCAATCTGAAGCAGAACTGGATAAAATCGAGCAAGAAGTCATTTCACCGTCGTATGATGAAATGGGTTTAATTGCATCTATTGACGCTTTGCCGAAACTGACGGCGCAAGGAGATAAATTATGACATGGGGTCTTGTAGCCGTAGCCGGCGCCATTACAGTTGGCGCAGTGACATCATCAAAAGCCGCTAAAAGTGCGGCAGACACTCAAGTTGCTGGCGCTGAAAAAGCAGGCGACGTATCGTTAACGATTGCAGAAAAACAAATTGCTGCGCAAAAAGACGCATTAGCGTTACAACTTGCTGCCGACAAAGACAGTGTTGACAAGCAAATTGCGGCGCAACAAAATACATTAACACAAACGCTTGCCGCCCAAAAAACAGCCGCAGATGCTGGTAACGCTGCTGCGGCTGCAGCACTTGACAAACAACTTGCGGCGCAAAAAGCGGCGTTAGATCAGACTTTAGGTTTGCAACGCGAATTGTTTAACAAGCAAGTTGAAAACCTTAGTTCGTTTAAAGAAGCGGGTGAAACTGGCCAAGCTAGGATGATGGATCTTCTTGGCTTAAGTGGTAACACAAAAGCCCCAGGTTATGGTTCAGCAGCCGCTGCATTTAAAGTGGAAGGGTTTGATCCCAACACGTTGTTTGAGCAATTTAACGCCAAACAAATGGAAGAAGACCCAGGTTATGCGTTTCGTTTAGCCGAAGGTCAAAAAGCCATTGAACGCTCAACGGCAGCCAAAGGCGGTTTGCAATCTGGTTCTGCACTTAAAGCCGCTGCTCGATATGGTCAGGAAATGGGTTCTCAGGAATACCAAAATGCTTTTAACCGTTTTCAAGCCAACAAAGCATTTCAAGCCCAAGAGTACGGCAACGCTTTTAATCGCTTTACTACTGAGCGTCAAAACCAACATGCGCCTTTGCAAGCCTTGACAGCTAGTGGTCAGGCTTCAGCGGCAGGCCAAGCCGCTGCTGCTGGTAATTTTGCATCTGGCGCGTCACAAGCCATTCAAAATGCTGGTGCTGGCGCAAGCACTGCTTACGGTAATTACGGCGCAACCGCTAGTGATATTGCCGCACGAACTGGCGCAGGCGCATCTGCTGCGTATGGTAATTACGGCGCTGGTACGTCAAACACGTATGCTGGCTCTAACGCTGCGCGTCAAAGCGCGTATGGTGGGTATGGAAGTAATTTGACTAACATCTATGGCACTCAAGGCGCTAACCAAATCAATGCAATTACTGGTGCAGCCAACGCTAGAGCCGCAGGGCAAATTGGTTCGGCAAACGCAATTTCCAATGCTTTGGGCCAAGCCACTAGCGTGTATGGTATGTATAACCAAAATCAATTGTTAAATAGATACCTTAATCCAACTGGTTCTGATATTTCAATTAAAGAAAACATTCGACAAATTGGCGTATTAAGCAATGGCCTTGGTGTGTACGAATATGAGTACAAGCCTGCGTACAAAAACACATGGGGGCATGGCCAACAAATTGGTGTTATGGCGCAAGAAGTTGAGAAGATTATTCCAGAGGCCGTTAGTGTCCATTCTGACGGCTACAAGATGGTTGATTACTCAAAAATCCATTGATTTAAGGAATAGACATGCCACTTGATCCCAACATTATTCTTGGTGCAAAACCAGCACAAATTGATTTTGCACAGTTTTCGCCAATCAATACGTTGATGACTGCGATGAAGTTTAAGCAACTTGACCAAGAAGGTCAATTAAATGCACTTACGCTAAAAGAACGTAAAGACTTGCAAACTTTTATGGCTGAAAATCCCGATTTAACTAAGCCAGAAACTCGTTATAAGTTGGCAACCCAGTTTGGTGAAAGCGGCCGTAAACTTTCTACTGGTGTAACTGAAATTGGTAAGGCTCAAACCGAAGAAGCCAAACGCCGCGATGAGTTAACAGTGTCTAAAACGGCTCAATACCGTGACGCACTTCGTGATGTGACCGACCAACGTGGTGCGCTTAAATGGCTTCAAACCCAACAACAAGACCCAGACATGGCAGGCTCTCCTGTTACCAAGGTTTCCATCATGGACGCTGCGCGAGCAATTCCTGCTGACCCTGAAGGTTTTGCCGATTGGAAAAACAAAGCCGCGTTAGGTTTGAGTGAGTACATCAAACAAAACAAACCAGTTACTTTTGCTCAAGATTTAGGCCCTACTGGACGTGTCCTTTCAAGGCCAGGGTTAGGCGGCCCAGCCACTCTTGTGCCCGGCAGCGACTACACCAAAGGCAAAACATTTGCTGACCTTACCGCAGAAAGACAAGCATCTACTTCTGCTGGTCAGCTTGGATTGGCTCAACGCAAATTTGCTTGGGAGCAGGCAAACCCAGGCTACGAAATCAAAGAAGCCGAAGACGGCTCAATTGTGGGTGTTAATAAACGCACATTGCAAGCATTTCCTGTTTCCCTTGGTGGCCCTGCTCCAGCAGCTGCACCAACAGAGCCAGCGGCTGGCACGGGTATGCCTGGCGCTCGCGCACCAGCGGCTAGTGCTGTTGTGCCAGCAATCCCTGGCATGACTAGCGTCTTGGATCAAAGAGCGCCAGCAACGGCTCCCGTGGCCGGTACGCCATTGATGGGTAAAGGCACGGCAATGACCGAAACCCAAAGCAATGCAGCCATGTTTGGCGGTGCAATGAATCAAGCACAAAACACCATTAAAGAGTTGGAAAAATCAGGCACTGTTAGAAATGCAGTTGTGCCTGGCCTTTTGACCGGATTGGCGCAATTAGTTCCATTTGGCGTTGGTGAAAACATGGGAAATGTTATTCAATCAACATTTAATGCAGACCCAACTGGCTTAGTTGGCCCAAATGCGGCTCAACAAAAATTAGCGCAAGCACAGTTGGCTTTTGCTACTGCTTATTTGCGTAAGACTTCTGGCGCTGCTTTTGGTGCGTCTGAGGTGGCTAATACAATTAAAGAGTTTTTCCCCTTAGTTGGTGAAGGTGAAAAAGTAATTGCACAAAAAACAGCTGCTAGAGAACGTGCTGTTGAAGGTATGAAAATTTCTACCACCAAAGAAGGTAGAAAATACATTGAAAATTATGGCGGTGGAAACGCTCCTGCTGCCGCAGGCGGTGGTGGTGGGGCTATACCCAACGCAACGGCAACCAATCCATTGGGGCTGACATTACCTGGAGTCAGAAGATAATGGCCACACTTGCAGAGTTTCGCGCACAGTATCCACAATATGATGATGTGCCAGATGTTGCTCTGGCCGACTCATTGCATGAAAAATTTTATTCAAAAATACCCAAAATGGACTTTTACAAGACCATTGGGTTGGGTTCTGCTGCGGCAATACCGGGTGCTGAAAATGTTGTAACTGGTAAAAAAGAACCAGAAGTATCAATGCGTGACCGCATCATGGGTGCGATTGAAACTCCATTTGCAGTTGCCGCTACATTGGGCGGCGCTGCTATTGCACCAATTGTTGGCGTTGCTGGCACTTTGGCTAGTGGCAAATACGGCACTCAAGAAGGCATTCGCGCTGGCGAAGAAGCTGCCAAGTCTGTCATGTATCAACCACGCACACAAACGGCTAGACAGGCTTTGGGTGCTGTTGGTGAGTTCTTGCAACCAGTTACAAGTGCTTTGCCACCAACACTTGGCGCAGCTGGGACAACGCTGAATGCGTTGGCTCCCGCAAGCGCAATGCAAGTTAATGCGCTTGCCCGTCCTATTGTAAGACAGGCAACAGTGCCAGTTCAAAATGCCTTGGCCAATGTAATGACACGCGAACAACCGCCTTCTATGGTTGGCATGGGCGCTGCCAGCACTGATGAAGCCTTAATGCGTCAAGAACGCCTTAACCGTTTTAATATCCCTGCAACAGCTGGTGAACGCACTAAAAACTTGGCACAACAACAATTTGAGGCAGAAGTTGGGCGCGGTGTAGTAACGGGCATTTCTGAAGAAGCCAAAACTAAATTGGCCGAGCAAATGGGTGGTTTTAAAGCAAACCAACAAAAAGCCATTGTGCAAAACTTTGAGCGCATGACCAATGAGGTAGGCGCTGAAGTGGCTGATCCAACTCAAATGCGCGCTGTTGGCAAGATTGTTGACAAAGCACTTAATGATGAGTACACCAAAAAATATAACGCATACAAAGCGTTGTACAAAACAGCAGATGAGGCTGGCGAAACATTACAACAAGTGCCCTATCAAAGTTTGCTTGACTTTATTGAAACCAAAACGCCAACACAACGTCAAAAATTAGACCCAATTTTGGACTCTGTAGCTGAGTCATTAAGAATGAATGACCCGCAAGGCACTGGAGCAATTTCAGTTCGAGCGCTTGAAGACATTTACCAACAAATTGGCACGGTCAAAGACTCAGCAAATGCCAAGCCTATGAAAAACATCATTACCCAAATAGGTGAAGGTGCTGGAGGTGAGTTTTATCAAAAAGCAAGGGCAGCCAGAGCGCAGTTGGCCAAAGAGTTTGAAGATGTTAGACGTGTGGACAAGTTGCTTGGCACAAAAGCTGGTTACGCTGACCGCCAAGTGGCGCTTGATGATGTGTATAAGTATGTGGTGCTTGACGGCTCATTGGAAGAAATGCGCACAGTCACCAAATTACTTAAAAAAGGCGGTAAACAGGGTGAGCAGGCGTATGCAGAGTTAAAAGGCCAAACTATTCAGAACATGAAAGACATGTTAATTAAAAGCGATCAACCGTCTTTTAGAAACCTTAACACCCTTGTTAATCAACTTGATGCCGAAGACAAATTGGTCTACATGTTTGGCAAAAAAGGGCGCGATGAAATTATGGACTTGCGCGATGCTGTTCAAGATGTTTTAGTTAAACAGCCTGGCGCTGTAAATTACAGCAACACCTCTGGTGCTGTCTTGCGTGGCCTTGAGGCTTTGCAGTCAATAAGGTTTCCAGGCGCTAAACCAGCTGCTGAATTTGCCCGTACCCGCGAAGTAACTGGCAAAGTGCAGGAAGCCCTAAAACAACCCAATCAGTTGGCTCCAAAACAAACTAACGAGAACGCATTGGCAAACCAACCTTTCCGCATAGAAATTCGTGGAACGGGTAAAAAATAATGGACACGCAAGTTCTTTTTAACATTGCGGTCAGTTTGGCAGGCTTTTTAGGCGGCTGGGTGTTGAACAACATCTATCGTTCGCTTGAGCGCCTTGACACCGACGTGCGGGCAATGCCTTTGAACTATGTTAGCCGCGACGATTACCGCGCTGACATGCGCGACATCAAAGAAATGCTTGGCAAAATCTTTGATAAACTGGACAACAAGGTAGACAAATGAAAGATTGGGCCGAAGCAATTATTGCGGCGGTCTTTGTTGTGGCCTTTGTCATTTTTAGCCTTTATACAATTGCATGGAGTTGGGCGTGGTAAATGCGTTGGCTCATTCTGTTACTGCTGTTGGGGCTAGTTGGAGCCGTAGCCAAGAATGGCTGTCATGTGCGCGAGTTTTGGTCAATTGCTTACACAATTCACAACCCGTCCGAGCGCCATCAACAGATGTCTATGTGGCTAACAAACAATGCGCAGCACTGTCGATCCCAAGATTATGTGGTGATGTGGAACAATTTATCAGAGTGGGCTGGCGCAGCAGATTCAGCAGAACTTAGAACTAAAGTCATTCATGGATACAAAGACGCGCTTGATCGGGAAAAGAAGTGAAGATCAGTTTCGACAAATGGTATCCAGTGGTGCTGCCGCAAGTCAATTTGCAGGCAGAAGTTTTTGCCAAGCGGGTAGATAAGTTAAACGCTGAACGTGCGGTTCAAGTGCAAGTGGATCAACAAGTCAAAAAGTTCCACCAGTATGAGTATGAGATTTACGAATATAGAATGCGACAGATCACGATAAACATTGACATTACCAATCTGAAACGAAAAATTGATGCCCTTGTATGACCAAGAAACCGATACCCAAAACTCCCTTGAAGCCCACACCGGACACAAGGGACAAGCTGACGTTGTACGTCACACTCATGGTAAGCACAACCCTATGTATCTCCGTGTTAGCCATGGTGGTCAGCTTTATGTTGGGGCTGTGGGCCAAAGAGGTGGACAACGCCGAGATTTTCAAAATGATTTCACCCGCTTTTTCTACTCTTATCGGCGGCATGATTGGATTCCTGTCTGGTATCAAACTCATGCAAAATGACGACTCTAAGGACAAAAAATGCTGACATTACTATCAACCCTGATCTCTTTCCTGATGGGCGGCTTGCCCAAGTTGCTGGATTTTTTCCAAGACCGCGCTGACAAAGTCCATGAGTTGGCGCTGGCGCAGATGCAAATCACCCGCGAGTTGGAATTGCGCAAAGCAGGCTTTGAGGCTCAAGAGCGCATTGAAAATATCCGGTCAGACCAGTTGGCAACCGAAAGCGCAGCCAACACCCAGCAAATCCTAATTGGCGCGCAGCAGGCCGAAATGCAGGCCATCTACGCCCACGACACAAGCCTAAATGAAGGCACAAGCCAGTGGATGAAAAACCTACGCGCCAGCGTTCGTCCTGTCATTACTTACGGTTTTTTCTTTTTGCTATTGTTTGTGGATGTTGGCCTGTTTGCCTACGGCTGGCATAGCGGTGCTACATTTGTGGAGTTGGCCGAAATGCTTTGGGATTCTGACACCCAAGCGTTGTTTGCCAGCATCATTGCGTTTCACTTTGGTGGCAGAGCTTTTGGCAAATGAACGTCAGCCCCAAAACCATTGAAATGATCAAACACCATGAGGGTGTTCGATTTAAACCATACCAGTGCCCAGCCAAGCTGTGGACAATAGGAGTAGGCCATGTTCTTTACCCAAATCAAGGCAAGATGCCAATTGATCAAAGAGGCGGTTTCCAACTGGCTCAAGAAGATAACCGATCGTTTTCAAAAGACGAAGTAAATGCGATTCTTAGGGCAGACCTTGCTCGGTTTGAGAAAGGCGTGGCTACTTATTGCCCTGTGCCTCTTACTCAAGGACAGTTTGACGCACTTGTATCATTTTCATTCAATGTTGGGCTAGGTACACTGCAACGCTCAACCATGCGCCAAAAAGTTCTTCGTGGCGACATGGCTGGTGCTGCCGAAGAACTTCTAAAATACTGCATGGCTGGCGGCAAAGTCTTACGGGGACTCCAGAACCGGCGCATCGATGAGCGCGCCTTGTTCCTTAGTTAAGGCTCGGTAGGCTTCAATGGCCGTCTTCAGATCGCATTGAAGATGCTGGATGCGGTCATCTTGCTCACACAACTTGGCGTAAGATTCGTCAGCAAACTTGGCCAAGTTAGCTTGGCTCCATGTCTGAAAGTCTGGCCTGTTAATCATTGCTTTCTTTCTTAGACGGCGCGTCTAATTCACGGCGGTAATACTTGGCTGGCATCTTGGCTTTTTTATCCAATTCTTTGCGCAGCCATTCAGCGCCGCCAAGTTCTTGCAAGATCATCCAATGTCTGTCAGACATTCGGACTTGTCGGCCTAATAGGGGTTCAGGTGGTTTTGGTCTTGGCATCTTGTCTCAGGTGTTTACCAGTTGTTCGTCTAACCCAACAAAGTTGGCAGTGCCACTTTGCGCCCATTTCAACACCGCCCTCTGGCGGTTTGCTTTCTTGGCACTTGGTGCAAAACTTTAGCCGATGCACAGGCGTGGTTCTGCCCATTTGAATTGCAGGCATCATTAGCGCACTCTCCTCAAAGGCTCAATGTATTTTTCTGCTGGTGGTGGCGGCGGGGTCATAGTCTCAGACGGCGGTGTCCAGCCGTACTTACGCCAAATGGCTTGGACATCTGAACCAGACTCCCATTTAAAATCCTTGTTTGGCACAGAGGGATAACTGATCTTTGAATAAGGTGGTTTTTCTAACATGTTGTCTCCTCAAAAGGGAATTTGATCCCACTCCCAATGTTCGCACTCAACCGTGCCAGTAATCCACTCTAACGGTGGTTTTGCTCCAAACTGCTTACAAATGCCTGTCTCAAAGTTGTTGCACTGTCGGCAATTTACTTGTATCAAATTTACTTGTTTGACTTGGCTGTCCAAATGTCTCTTGATTGCGTTTAATTCTATTAAATTCATAATCTTTTACCTCTGTATATTTTCCATTTTTACGGGTTGCAATTTTGGCTGGTTCTTCAATGTCGTGAAATTCAAGCCACTCAAGCGCTTCTTGCGTGTTTGATGGCATAGATTTGTTCTCCCTGCGCATCCACCAGTTCTCGGCTTTTTGCCTGGCATAGCCCACATGGTTAAAACAAATCCATTCGCTGGCCATTCGCAAAATGCCTGCATAGTAGTCAACCCGCATAGAGTCTGGCTTGCCTTCTTTCTGGTGCAACTTGTAGTCAACCCGTGACACGTCATGCCAAACCAGTTCAGCCATAGCTGCTTGGCTTGACAAAAGCGCAGCATAGGAAACCTTGGCATCCATTGGCTTGGCTTCTTCTTCCCTAATCTGGCCACCACAATGGACACACACAAGCGCAGCTGGTGCGTTGCGTTCACCGCAATCTGGGCAAATGCTATATGGCGCTTCTTGTGGGCCTGACCTTTTCTTAGCCCTGCCTTGGATTGTGTCCACCGGCCCCAAACGCTCTACGGTGTCGGTAAAGTCAAGCACTAGGCAGTCATCTTTGCCGTCTGCAATGCGTGTGCCCCTGCCCATGCCCTGCACATAAAGCACCGGCGACTTCGTTGGCCTGCACCAAACAATGCAATCCACGTCTGGCACATCAAAGCCAACCGAGAGCGCCAGCACGGTGACTAAGCAATGAATCTGGTGATTCTTAAACTTACGAATCAAGTCTTCGCGCTCTTGCTTGGGTGTTTCACCGCACACAACGGCGCTCACAATGCCAAGCGCGTTCAGCTTGTCAGACAGGCTTTCCGCGTTGGCGACACTCGGTGTAAAGGCGATCCATTTCTTGCGCTCTGAGGCGATTCTGGTGGCTTCTACGGCTACTTTGGCAAGGTATTTCTCAACTTCACGGGATAATTCGCCAACTTTATAGTCACCATTGGAAATGCCAACATGACTAGCATCAATGCGAGTCTCAATGCGCTCGGTTGGTGGAACCAGTGGGGCAATAAACTTGGCATCAAGCAATTCACGCATGGACACTCGGCTTGCGATGCCAGTAAACAGCGGATCGTCGCCATCGGTCAGCCAGATCTGATTGCCCCTAAAAGGCGTGGCGGTCATGCCAACGGTTCTGAACTCGCACAATTCACCTAGCTTGGACAAGAAGTTGCGGTACATGCCTGCATCGTTTGCCTTCTGGCTCACTAGGTGAGCCTCATCAATCACCACGGCCTTGATGTTGCCAAGCAAGTGCGCAGCCTTGTGGATGCTGCCAATGGTGGCCACAATCACATCAGCGTTGTACTTCTT